ATCGTTCTAAAATAATCACAGTAGACGATATTTCTGAAGATAAAATGCAAGAAATTAAATCCACCAAACCAATACAAGTAAGAATTAATGGTGGGCCGTGGCAAGATGTAAGGCCATTAGACTAGTTATAAATAAAGAATAGAGGAATTGTTATAAAATAGATGCCATTTAGCAGTACCCCAGTATATGTAGGTTTAGGGGATCAAGTTGAAGTAAGATACCCAACTCCTTCTACATGGAATACCCAAGTAACAGTTCAAGTTCAGATTGGAACTGGTGCGGATCCAGATGGGATTACTTTTGGCACAAGAATACCCGATTCACGCCCAGATATTTTTATATTCAATGATCAACAGGGGTCTTTAGATCCAGCTGCAACATCTCCAACTCAATTTACAAGTGATTTTCAAAAAGCCACCACATATTATTCAAACGAAATTTTAGTTACTGGATTAGAAATTGAAATTCCTGCTGTAGTTACTTGCACTACATCTGGTCCAAAAGGTACTACAACTGGGCAAAATGCAAACGCTGCTTTTAGAATTAACCGTGGCGGAAGTATAGGTCCATGGCAAACTTCTGGGACGGTACGTGAAGGAGATTTAATTAAACTACGTGTAACTACTGAAAACTGGTATACAACAAATACTAATGTTACTTTAACATTATCTGATGAAACGTGGGGAACAAATGTTGGTCTTCCAAGTTCTGTAGTTTCTGATACATGGTCAATCACTACTAGAGCCCAAGATCATAGCATTATTCAATATACTTTTGATGATTATGTTGATGTAAGAGCAACAGAATTCAACACATACAAGACACAAACAATAGCAATTGTAGGTATTGATAATGATGTAGTTTTGAGAGCTACTTCAACTGGCGATGTTCAAATATCCAAAAACAACATAAACTGGTCTCAATCAGTTACGGGTCTTGTATTAGATGATGTATTATATACAAGAATAGCTATAAAATCGTATACACAAAAATCTACGGGAACATTAAATGTTTTTTCTGTTGCTGGTGATACATTAGCTGGGGGATTTGAAAATAATGGAACTGGAACATATGGTTCTGGTATTTTTTCTGTAACACAAACACTAGGAACAGTTACTGATAATTGGCAGTTGTGGACTGAAGTTGATAGATACCCAGATCCGATAAGTTTAAGTCCAATTTATACAGTATCTGATACAGATGAAGTTGTAGTAACATCAACAAATACTTTAAATAATGCTGAACCAGGATTTGTATATTATGCGGATTTTGATATTACTGGTCTCGGTGTTGAATATACTTCAAATACTTATTCTGATTTAGAAATCCCATTAAGAGATGCTAATAATACATTAAATCCAAATTATATTACAAATGCTCTTCCTTTAAATACCACGAATGTAAATGGTAAAGCGGTTGAAGTATTATGTTTAGTTACTCAAGGTTCTGCTCAAATTAGAAAAAATAATACTGGAAATTGGGTACAACAATTATATGTACAAAATGGTGACGAAGTTAATTTAAGACTTACTTCTTCAACTTCTTTTAATACTACGTTAACTAGTACAATTGAATTAGTTGGTCCTCCTTCCGGCGGTCCTCCTCCTTTCAATAACCCAACTGCTGGTCCTCCCACAGCAACTTTTGTCAACAAAACTGATACGATAACTGTAAAAACTAGACTGGCTAGAACCACACCTTATCCATTTAGAGCACAAGATGTATTCACTGCTACTCCAGGATTGACTTATGTGGAAGTTGTTCCTATCTCTGGATTAGATCTTTCTACAACTGCTACAATTGTTAGTGCTTCTGTGGGAATGAATGCCCAATTGAGTTTGGATGGTGTTAACTACGCTTCTTCTTTAACTGTACCTCCATCAACGTCGGCAATATTTGTTAGAGCTACTGCACCATCTAGTTTTAATTCTTTGAGTAGTGTTGTTTATCAAATAGGTAGTTATCAAGATACTTTTAGAATTTATACCATAAGACAAGGTTGGATTTATGATACTAATTTTGGTGATGGCGCTATTAACTTCAGTGAATTTGAATTGCCTGATTATGCAGAAAATGTTCAGTTTATTTTAGTTGGTGCTGGTGGTGGTAATGGTGGTGATGATGCTCCCAATAGCTTTGGTGGCAGAGGAGGGTTTGGTAATTTAGTAAAAGGAACAATAAATTTACCTCAATCAATATTAAACGATTCTCAAGCAAGAACACTAAAAATATTTGCTCCTGATGCAGGAAGATTTGGGCAAGCATTTTTGGCTGGTGGATTAGGTGGATTAGGTGGATTTGGTTATGCTACTGGAGGAAATGGTGGTAATGCTGGTCCAGCCGATAGATCTGGTTCTGGTGGTGGTGGAGGAGGTTCTGCTGCCATTGCTCTTAATGATGGTACTTTACTTGCTATGGCTGGTGGTGGCGGTGGTGCTGGCGGTGCTGGTAATGATACTACAATACCAACGTCAACACAAAATGGTAATTATAATGGTACAGGAAATATAACTACAAGTTTGCCTGGTTTGAATCTTACTGGTTTGAATGGTCAAAATAATACAACCCAAGGTGGTGGTGGCGGTGGTGCTGGTGGTGGTTATGGCATCGCTGGTGTGGTTCAAACACAAAAAATAGATGAAAATAATAATGTCATACAAACATTAGATTTGGATGGAACTGGCGGTAGCGGGGGTGGAGGTTATTATAATTCTACATACGTTACATTGGATACTGTTGGTGGATTTACAACTTTTGGGGCAGGAACTTCTGAAGCTGGTTTAGTTGTTATTGCATATCCTCCTCAAGATGTAACTCCAAATCCTTATTTTTTCTCCGTAATTGAAGAAGCTCAGCCAGCTACAGTATATGAATCCGAAAAAGTACAAATCACTGGCATAACTGGAAATGTATTAGTTACAGTTTCTGGAAATAGTTCTACTGTTCGTGTATGTGATGAAACTGGGTTAAATTGTTCTGCTTATGCGTTGTCTGTTTTTGTTAGAAATGGTCAATATATTCAAGTAAGAGCAACTACAGGCGGTAATTATTTTACATCATATAGTACTATAGTTAGAGTTGGTGATACTCAGGAATTATTTACGGTCACTACCGGCGCTCCTCCAGATAGAGTACCAACTGATTTTATTATTCCAAATAAGAACAATCAGCCAATTAATACTTTTGTAGAAAGTGATATTATTAATGTGGGTGGTATTAACGTTCCAGTGTCAATGTCAGCAAGTAATGGGGCACAGATTTCTATATGCACGAGCGGAATTTGTGATGCTTTTGCTCCATCTCCGAGAACTATTCAAAACGGTCAATCGTTCAAAATTGGAATATTATCATCGGGTTCATTTGAAACTACTGTACAAACTTCAGTTTCTGTTGGAGATGGCAGTCCAGTTATTTGGGAAGTTAGAACATTAAGAGAACCTGATACAACACCAGCATCTTTCATATTCAGTACTTTAAATAACCAAGCATTGAATACAACTGTATTCAGTAATTCAAGAACCATTCAAGGAATTGATAGCATTATTAATTTGACTGTATCAAACGGAGCTTCTATTATTTTAAACGGCGATGTTGATAACCCATTTGATCCTGTAGGTAATTCCGTAACTATTCAAGTACAAAATTTTGATGTCATTCAATTAAAATATACTACGTCAGATATAGTTGGAGAAACAAAAACTTTCAATATTACTGCAGGAACATATTCAACAACATGGTCGGTTAATAATACAGGTCAATTAGGAACTTCACCAACTCCTTTCACCTTTGCTCCTGTAGTTGCCACCGCACCTTTAACACTAACACAATCAGTTGAAACAATCACAATTTCTGGTTTAGGAACTCCTGTTGGTATTGTGTTGACAAATAATGCCGAGGTAAGTATAAATGGCGGTGGATATCAATCTTATACACTTGCATCTCCTGGCGTTGTTTCTAATGGAAACACTATTAGAGTTAGATTGAGATCCAGTGAAATAGCTGGTTTTACTGTCAGTTCCACAATATACGTTGGATCATATAATACTTTATTCTCTGTAACCACCCCAGCTCCAGTAGCTCCCCCAATTTTAGGTCAATGGTATAGCGGACCATCTGTTGTTAAAAATGTTGCTGGTGATCAAATTAAATATGCTACAAAATATGATGGTTTACCAGTTGGTTCAATCATGCCTGTGTTTAAAGATAATACGCAAGCAGATGAATGGGGAGTTTCCGAAGATAAGTTGAACGGTAAAGCTGATTCTAGGTTCCCTGGTTGGATATATTGTGATGGAAGATATGTTTCTCCAACAGATTATCCTGTATTGTATGACGTTTTTACTGATAGCGGACGAAATATTCCTCCTTATGGCGCAAATCTTGCTGGTGATTTTAGATTACCTGATTTTAGAAATAGAAAAGTTTTGGGAACTGGTAACGTTGATGGACAATCTCCAGCATCACCAGCAGTTTCGCCAGAATATGGCCCAACAAAATTAACTACGGGGCTAAAAGGATTTAATATACCTGGATCATTTGGCGGCATGTGGTATATTGATACCATTGCTGATCCTGGTGTAGATGAATTAGAACAAGTCCTTACTCCTGGTTCTGGTTTACCTGCTCAAGACAGTCCATTCTTCTCAGTTGGACAAATTATTACCACTGGATATTCAAACATAAGTGATAGAATTGAATTTTTAACAAGTGGTCAAGTAAATGGATCTGTTTCTTTACGAGATACTAAGATTTTTGATGTTCCTTTCCACCAACACTTTATGGTTACTGGTCAAGCTGATCCAGGTAATTTTAAAGGAAGAATTAGTTGGGGAAGTTTTGGTGGTGCAAGTGGTAGAGTTTTATTCCCGAGAAAATCTTCTGGTGATTCAGCTTCTCCACCTATAGAAGGAAGTGTGGTAATTAATCTTTGGGGTTATGCCACTACTGGTGCTAATAATGGAGCTGCCGATAATACAACAGGTTCTTACACAATTGATAATTTTACTGACGGCATACAAACACAAAACACTGCCACATATGGACCTGTTTGGATTAGGAACATTGGTAAATATGGAGAATGTGTTCCTCCTGGATTTAAAGGAAACTTCTTAAATCCCGCCATAGATCCAGGACCAGTAACTGAAGGTTATCCTTGTTTGTTATCTTTGGCTAACGCAGATTGCAATCAGCCAGAGCCAGCAGCTATTCACCCTAATGTTGTAATACAACAGCCAAACTCGGCAATATATGGAGAAATTTCTCAATATATTAACGTTAATGCTATTTCTGCTTCTGGTAATGATATAAGATTTATTGGTGCAGTTGATATTCCACGTAGATTTATAAGTGTAGCTAAATTCACTCCTTCAACTAGAAGAGGTCATACACACTTTGTTTCTTTAGCTGCAATTACCGACACAATAAATAATTTTTCTTACGGTAATAGAGATGCACATGGAACTGGCTTCCCAGATGAATCATATCAAACATCTGTCGATGTAGTTTTCACTTCTGTAGATATTGGTTTGGAAGTCTTGCCTGGAACCTTTACGTTAAATTCTAATAAACAGTTAATTCCTGTGCCAGAATTTGCACCACAAGATAAAGTTC